GAGCCACTGTAATAACAACGTACAAACTTCCTTTAAAGTGTTTGTATACTTCATATGCTTTCGGCATGTGTCGTCCATTTAGCATTTTCGCCACTCTTTCTATTTTCTCTATTGTCTTTCCCATATTCTTAACGCTCCTTTATTCCAAGTGGAATGTTACATTCTGCATGATTGATCCCAGTATCAAAAATTTAATAGCTTGATAGCAATCTTTTTTTCGGTCGGAATAAAAATAAATTCCATAACATGCAATTGTTAGTGTTAAACTTAATACTTTTACAGCATCTTTTGTTGTTATCATTTCTTACTGCCCCCCCACATCGTAAATCTCACATGATACTACTTCGTTTCCTGTTCCGTTATCTGTAACCTCAACATCCACGTCATATCCGGAACCCACCAGAGCATCGATGATGATACTCTGGATAGATTCTTCTTTTGTATGGATGTAGGCTTTTCCTAATCTTTGTCTTACTTTTCCCATTCAACTACTCCTATATGCTATATCAACTATTTTATTGTTCTATTAGTTGTTCCTTAACTTTCTTTAACAAAAATGAAATTCCAACTGCTCAGGCTCTGGTTCCCACTTATCTTCCCATCTCACTCCGATGTAATCTAAGACGCGTCCCCATCCGAATCTTTCTCCTGTTTCTGGATCTACACAACATCGATACATCCAGAACTCCCATTCCTTTTCGTTGCGTTCTCTTAACATGTCAAATCTATGCGGTCTTTTCTCGAGATGAACTCCGAATCCACACATCGAACATCCTGTTCTTTGTGCTTTTGTCGTATATAATGTTCCGTCTGCTTTCTTTGCGATCTCTCCATATATTTCTGGCGCTGGTACATCAAGATCTAATGCAAGCTGTAGCAGATCCT